GATTGAGCTTGTCCATGTAGGTTTCCTGCCAATCAGGGAGTTTTTCTCTAAACAGTTTCCAATCGCTTTTAGGAAATTTATCTTGCATGAGCTACCCCTCCCGAAAGATTCGAATGGATGAGAAAAGCATATCACGAAATCGACCATTTATCAATGAAAGGAAAATGATTTCCATGGGCATCTTCGGCACCCTGTTCCGTTCGCGGGACGCCCCCCAGAACCGCACCGCTGGCAGCGGCTACACCTTCTACTTCGGCGGCACCACCTCCGGCAAGGCGGTGACGGAACGCTCCGCCATGCAGATGACGGCGGTGTACTCCTGCGTCCGCATCTTGGCGGAGGCCGTGGCTGGTCTGCCCCTCAATCTCTACCGCTATACCGAGGACGGAGGCAAGGAGAAGGCCATTGACCACCCGCTGTATCTGCTGCTCCACGATGAGCCAAACCCGGAAATGAGTTCCTTTGTGTTCCGGGAGACGCTCATGACCCATCTGCTCCTGTGGGGCAACGCCTACGCCCAGGTTATCCGAAACGGCAAAGGAGAGGTGGTGGCGCTCTACCCCCTTATGCCAAACAAGATGACAGTGGACCGGGACGACCGGGGCCAGCTCTACTATACCTACCAACGCTCCAACGACGAGGCCGTCCGCAGCAAGGACCAGACGGTTACCCTGCGTCCCTCGGATGTGCTGCACATCCCCGGCCTTGGCTTTGACGGGCTGGTAGGCTACAGCCCCATCGCTATGGCGAAAAACGCCATCGGCATGGCCATCGCCTGCGAGGAATACGGGGCCAAGTTCTTCGCCAACGGAGCGTCTCCCAGCGGCGTCCTGGAGCATCCCGGCACCCTCAAAGACCCCCAGCGGGTGCGGGAGAGCTGGCACTCCACCTTCGGCGGCAGCGCCAATGCCAACAAGGTCGCTGTTCTGGAGGAGGGCATGAAATATACGCCCATTGGCATCTCGCCGGAGCAGGCCCAATTCCTCGAAACACGAAAATTCCAAGTCAATGAGATCGCTCGAATTTTCCGGGTGCCGCCTCACATGGTGGGCGACCTGGAGAAGTCGAGCTTTTCTAATATTGAGCAGCAATCCTTGGAATTCGTGAAATACACGCTGGACCCTTGGGTGACCCGGTGGGAGCAATCCATCCAGCGGTCGCTGCTCACCCAAGATGAGAAATCTCGATACTTTGTGAAATTCAATGTGGAGGGCCTGCTCCGAGGCGACTACCAAAGCCGGATGAACGGTTACGCCATTGGTCGGCAGAACGGCTGGATGTCCGCCAACGATATCCGTGAATTGGAGAATCTGGACCGCATCCCCGCCGAGGAGGGCGGCGACCTGTATCTCATCAACGGCAACATGACCAAGCTGAAGGACGCAGGCATTTTCGCTGCGTCCTCCACAGGAAAGGACGAAGAAGATGAAGAAGTTTTGGAACTGGAAGGTCAGGACGGTGACCAATCAGGAGACGATGGAACCGACGCAGGAACGGACGCTGTTCCTCAACGGCACCATCGCCGAAGATAGCTGGTTCGACGATGACATCACGCCCCAGGTCTTCAAGGAGGAGCTGATGTCCGGCAGCGGCGCTATCACCGTTTGGATCAACAGCCCCGGCGGTGACTGCGTAGCGGCGGCGCAGATCTACAATATGCTGATGGATTACCCCAGCGATGTCACGGTGAAGATCGACGGCATCGCCGCCAGCGCCGCCTCGGTGATCGCCATGGCAGGCACGAAGGTTCTCATGTCCCCGGTGTCCACCATGATGATCCACAACCCAGCGACCATGGCCTGGGGCGATACCGCCGAAATGGAGAAGGCCATCGCCATGCTGGGCAGCGTCAAGGATTCCATCATCAACGCCTATGAGATCAAGACGGGACTCAGCCGCGCCAAGCTGTCCCATCTCATGGACGCGGAGACATGGATGGACGCCAACAAAGCGGTGGAGCTGGGCTTCGCCGATGGCATTCTGTCTCGCGCCGAGGTGGGAGAGGACGCTCCACCCGCTGGCTCTACGCTGTATTCCCAGGCGGCGGTGGTCAACTCCCTCAAAGAGAAGATCGCCGCAAAGTGCAAAATTGAAAAGCCCCAACCCACGGGCCGCTCCGTTGATGATCTCATGGAGCGGCTCAATCTTATGAAATTTTGAGGAGGAAACTGTTATGACCATTCTGGAACTGCGCGAGAAGCGCGCCAAGGCGTGGGAGTCTGCCAAAGCGTTTCTGGACACCCACCGCAACGAAAAGGGCGTTCTGTCTGCCGAGGATGACGCCACCTACACCCGCATGGAGCAGGACATCACCGACCTGGGCCGAGAGATCGCCCGGCTGGAGCGGCAGGAGGCTCTGGATGCGGAACTGAGCAAGCCCACCGCCAGTCCCCTCACCGGTAAGCCTTTGAACGGTGAGCAGGAGGAGCCGAAAACCGGGCGGGCATCCAAAGCCTATCGGGACGCCATGCTCACCGCTCTGCGCACCAACTTCCGTCAGGTGAGCAATGTGCTGCAGGAGGGCATCGACGCCAACGGCGGCTATCTGGTGCCGGAGGAGTACGATTCCCGGCTCATCGACGGTTTGACCGAGGAGAACATTTTCCGCCGCCTGGGTACCACCATCACCACCAGCGGTGAACACAAGATCAACATCGCCGCCACGAAGCCCGCCGCCGCGTGGATCGAGGAGGGCGGCGCGTTGACCTTTGGGGACGCCACCTTCGATCAGATCATCCTGGACGCTCACAAGCTCCATGTAGCTGTGAAGGTGACGGAGGAGCTGCTCTACGACAACGCCTTCGGCCTGGAGAGCTACATCCTGAACCAGTTTGCCAAGGCCCTGGGCAACGCCGAGGAGGACGCCTTCCTCAACGGGGACGGCACGGGCAAGCCCCTGGGCCTGCTGGCGGAAACGGGCGGCGCTCCCACCGCAGTCACCACCGCTGGCGCGTCCATCGCCGCCGACGAGGTGCTGGATTTGGTGTACGCCCTCAAGCGGCCCTACCGCAAGAGCGCAGCCTTCCTGACCAACGACCAGACGCTGGCAGTTCTCCGCAAGCTGAAGGACAACAACGGCGCATACATCTGGCAGCCCTCTTATCAGGCTGGGGAGCCGGACCGTCTGCTGGGCTATCCCGTCCACACCTCTCCCTATTTCCCCACGCTGACCGCTGGTAAGCCCGCCATCGCCTTCGGCGACTACAGCTACTACAACATCGGCGACCGCGGCACCCGCTCCGTTGCCGAGCTGAAGGAGCTGTTCGCCGGGAACGGCATGGTGGGCTTTGTTGCCAAGGAGCGGGTGGACGGCAAGCTGGTGCTGCCGGAGGCCGTCCAGCTCCTGACCATCAAGGGCGACTCCGCTTCGAAGTAACATACCGGGGCCTCTGGCAGAACCGCTGGAGGCCCCATCCTTTTAGGGAGGTGAGCGTGTGATCGTGTCGCTGGCAGAGGCCAAGAAATACCTTCGAGTCGACCATGACGATGAGGACACCCTCATTCGGAAGTTCATCAAAACGGCTGAGACGCTGTGCGAGGGAACGCTGCGGAAAACGGTGGAGCCTATCCCCATCAATAAGGTGGCAGTGCTGTTCGCCGTGGCCTATCTCTATGAACACCGGGAAAACGCTGATATGGACGAGCTGTCCCGGATGCTCCGCTACATCCTCTCCACAGAACGGGAGGCGGCTTTCTGATGGATATCTCCAAGCTACGCTCCCGTATCACCATCCAGCAGGCCGCTGTGCAGACCGATGGTATCGGCAACCACATCAATGGCTGGGAGGATTACTACAGCTGCGCCGCCTATGCGAATCTGGCCTCCGGCAAAGAGTACGGTGCGGCTGGCCAAACGCTGGACAGCGATACGCTGGTGTTTGAAGTCCGCTGGTGCCAGCGGCTCCGCTCCCTGGACAGCACCCACTTCCGCATCCGGTTTGGCGACGCGATCTACAACATCACCTGCGTGGACGATGTGCAGTTCCGGCATGAGAAGCTGAAGCTGACGGGCCAGCGGGAAAGGCGGTGATTCCTATGGCAGAGAAAGTAACCATCGACGAGTT